CTCCCCCGCTACCACCGCGCCCCCCGCCACCTGGTGGAGGAGGGCCACCCCCACGGCCTCCGCCGCGAGCGCCCCCTGTGCCGCCCTTTGTACCGCCACCGGCACCTCCCGCACCCTTACCACCCGTGGCGCTTGTGCCACGAGTGCCGCTCATGCATGTCATCCCACCCATAGTGCCCCCACCGCCACCCTGCGTCTTGCCTGTGTTTATGCCACATCTTGTAACAGAGGTGGTGATACACACTATGTGCGAATCCCGGCAAAACTGGTTTATACAGAAATTACGGCACTGGTTCACCTCTCTACCCTACGAATATCAGTATACGCTAGCTCGATACAACCATATTGTACCGCTAGGCATCCGCTCGATGCACGTCCTGCCAGATGAAGTCACGTCCCGTCCCGGGACACGAGACATGCTAGCATGGCGTACACACTTGTGGTTGCTTATCGGGTACAATTCGCATGAGCGTGTGCAGCATTACCCCATGCTTGCCCAGCGAGTACTAGAGCATGACGCCATAGTGGCGCAGAGAGCGTTCACACAGGACTACCTGCCCGTAAGACACCTAGCCGCAGTCGTGCGGCGCGTGGCCGCATTGATAGACGTGGGAGCTGTGGGACAACACGGGTTGGGTTTCTGGCCCGATGTCATACTACGCGAGAATACTATCACACATATCACCAACCAGATCGTGTTGCGAGACATACGCGATCAACAGTCATGTGGTTTTAATGCCAAAGCGCTGCCGTCTTTTCTCGCCGCCCGTGGTGCACCCATGCACCCGAGTATCACGGGCCTTACCGGGTGCACACCGTACGAGATTACGAGAATAGTCCTTTTTTGTATAACGGTACCTTCACTGTGTTACGTGGCATGGAATTCTGGCATAACAACGAGCCGGATTTCCCCGGGGCGGACCCCAGGCCCTCTAAGGCCGATGGCTTCTATCGCACTGTCTACGGATACGCCGTCGCTCACGATGGCAGAACCCTCTGTAAGTGCAACGCGTGTCAGCGCTTCGCCATCCGTCGCCTCACCGGTGCCCGATTACCCCTCATTCCCGGGGCCGAGGCACAACTTGTTGCTGCACAGGCCACACTAAACGCATCACCAGATTTCCAATTGTTCATACACCGAGTAGCACTAACATACGCACGCCATTTCTACAAGTACACGTATGCTGACGAGCAAGCCGAGATACACCACGCCGACACCCATCCAAAACGGTTGTTGCGCATTGCAGCTTTTTACGCCGCGCAGCATACCGTGCGCGCCGCGCCCATCTGGGTCCGGAAAGTACTGTACAAAATGAAGAGAGAGGAGATTGCGAAAGTCCGGAAAAGTGCGCGAATGATTGGAGACATCGGCACCATAGCATCATTACAGGGGTTCGTTATCACCGCGCTCATGAAGTATGCCATGGCAGAGGAACCCGTCCAATACGCTGGGGGAGAGATACAGTTCATTATGACTGCGACACCATCAGTCATCAACACCGCTTTCCAGAAATTGCTAGATCCGCCTGGTCGATACTACTATTGTTATTTCTCCGATGACGCCTGCTACGCAGTGCGAACCGCGAACGGAGTGGTGCGATACAACATGGACATTTCCTCATGTGACGCCTCACACCGGGCACCAATCTTCAACACCATGAAACGCTTGTACCCCACATTCCACCAGCACGACGTGGACGTCCTAATCCGGCAGTGCGAGTTACCAATGACCATTGTGGACCAGAACAACGCACACAACCGCATACTGTTGAAGCCCATTGGACCTCGCTTGTACTCCGGGTCCACCCTCACCACGAGTATAAACAACGTAGCAAATCTCAGTATAGCATACTGCATCGCCAACAACCCCTTTTTACCATTGGCGCAGGCGGCCCAGCTGAGTGGCTACCTTGTGACAGCCGAGGTGTGTGAGGTCGAGGAGGACATACAATTTCTAAAACATTCCCCGTGTCAGCAGATAGATCGCACATACTATCCGCTGCTCAACCTAGGTGTGATTGTGCGAACATCCGGATGTTGCCGAGGAGACCTACCCGGTCGTGGACCGTTGAAACCACGAGCCAGGGGTTTCCAAAAAGCGTTGCTGCAGTCCCTATCGCCCGCAGCACGATACACCGTGATCAACCAGATGCGTGCCAACGTCGCGGACGCAGTCGTCACACGACCCATCAAAGACAAGATAACGCGCGACGTAGAAAAGATAGAAAACCCGGAGCAGACCCCGAGATACTTTCGCGATGAGAGTTTGTTCCGACGGTACCGGTTGGACGACACAGAGCAGGCCGAGATCCTACAGTATGCAATGCTGCAGTACGGTGAAACCATAGCCAATCAAGCATTGGCGAAGGTGCTCACCAAAGATTACGGTCTCAGTTGTGGAGATCTAACAGTACCCATTGACGTGGAAGTCAGTGAGTGACCCAACCAATAGGGTGAAAATGGACTGGACCCCACCAGTATAAATGACTGGGGAAACATGTACAACGGCCCACCGCCTGGGTGAAATGCGCGGCAGCTGCTTAGGGCAACCGAAGAGCTGAACTTAGATAAAAGGCCTTATGGCTGGTCGCAAGCGATCTCCACGTTCAAAGTGGATGGGACAAAATGTATACCCGTGACTTCGTCACGAGTGCGCCCC